ATCTGCCGCCTGGACAGCAAAGAAGAGGTTGACGACGAGGCAAACTGGACAAAAGCAAATCCGTCATTGCCATACCTGCCGAACCTTCTGGCTGAAACAAGGAAAGAGTACAGGGAGTGGAAGAAGAATCCGGAGAGGCTGCCTGCGTTCATGTCGAAACGAATGAACCTGACAGCTGGAGCGAAGGAAGCAGCAGTCACTTCCTGGGAAAACATCAAAGCAACGAACAAAGAGCTGCCGGAACTGAAAGGCTGGAGCTGTACTGTCGGGATCGACTACATGAAGACGTCCGACTTTGCAGCAGTCAACTTCCACTTCAAGGACGGAGACAAACGATACGACATCAATCACGCCTGGATCTGTTCAGCATCGAAAGACATTCCACGGATCAAGGCTCCGTGGCGCGAGTGGGTAAAAAAGGGACAACTGGAGTATGTGGACGACATTGAGATCCACCCGTCTGTCATTGCGAACTACATCGCAGAGACAGGGAAGAAGTATTCGATTGCTATGGTTGCGATAGATAACTACAGGTACTCACTGCTATCTGATGCACTGGCACGTGTTGGGATCTCAAAAGAACACGGAAACCTGATGCTTGTGAAACAGACAGACATCATCACGGTAGTTCCGATCATAGACCACTGCTTCCTGAACCAGTATTTTCACTGGGGCGACGATCCAGTGCTGAGATGGGCGACCAACAACACGAAAGTGATCCGGTACGGACGGCAGCAGGGAGCTGACAAGGGTTCGTTCGTATACGCAAAGATCGAAGCACGAAGCAGAAAGACGGATCCGTTCATGGCCCTGGTGGCGTCAATGGTTCCAGAATCAAAGATAAAAGAACGACCGAAAGTCAGAAAAGTCAGAACGATAACACTATAGCGAGGAGGTGAGGACAATGGGATGGATCAGTAATTTTCTTGAAAGGATCATGCCGACGAAGGAACAGGTCGGAGGCGATGCGACAGCGATCGTGATAGATATTCCGGCAGAATTGTACTACAAGGAGCTGGCAATCTACACGGCTACGTCGCTGATCGCGAACGCAATATCACGATCAGAGATCAAGTGCTTCGTCGGAGGGAAACCAACAAAAAGCGAAGACTATTTCCTCCTGAACGTGTCACCAAACGCAAACGAAACAAGTTCAATTTTCTGGCACAAAGTCATCAACAAGGCAATCAGAGAGGGAAAGGCCCTGGTCGTTGACGCGGCCGGGAAACTGTACTGCGCAGACTCATGGATCAGGGAGCAGGAGCGTCCGATCCTGGGAGACATATACAGCGGAGTGACAACAGGAAACTTTCAGTTCAGCAAGACGTTCACACAAAATGACTGCTATATGTTCACGCTGGACAATATCAACGTGAAGCAGCTGATCGACGGGATGTACGAAGAGTACGGAAAGATCATGTCGGCAGCAGCACAGGCGTTTAAGAAGTCAAACGGACAGAAGTACAAGATCCATATTGACGGAGTGAAGTCTGGAGACGAGGAGTTTGAGAAAGAGTTCGAGAACGAAATATCTGAGCAGCTGAAAAGTTATATAGAATCTGACAATGCGGTCTATCCGGAATTTGACGGCTACAGCCTGGAACCGGACAAGGCTACCACGTCAGCAAAAAGTTCAGCGGACTTCGTACAGCTCCGGAGTGATCTATTCAAGACGGTAGCGGGCGCGATGCACATACCTGAATCAATGATGACAGGGAACATCACGAACATGTCGGAGGTCGTAGGAGCGTTCCTATCCTTCGGTGTGGATCCATACGCAGACATGATCACGGAAGGGTTGAACAAACGCGGAGGAGCAGAGAACTACATAAAAGGCAACTTCTACATGGTTGACACAGGCAAGATCCAGCATCGTGACCTGTTCAACATAGCGGCAGGCATATCAAATCTGATCAGCTCCGGAACGTACTGCATCGACGAGGTACGCGAAGAGCTAGGAATGGCGCCGCTGAATACAGAATGGAGTCGCAAGCACTTCATCACGAAGAACTTCGAGGAGATCGGAAGATTCCTGAAGGGGACAGAAGGAGGTGAGAACAAAGCATGAAACGAAAAGCAGTATACCAGATCGTAGAGAACGCAGAAACAAGGACAGCGGACATCAATATCTACGGAGACATCACATCAGCAGCAGAGCTGTACAGGAACTGGGGATGCAGTGAAGGAGAAGTATCTGCGCGAGACGTAAAGCAGGCAATCGAAGGGCTGGACGTGGACACGATCAACGTGTACATCAACAGCTACGGCGGAGAAGTAGCGGAAGCACTGGCTATCTATTCGAGCTTGAAACGTCACAGTGCACAGATCCATACATTTTGCGACGGCTTCGCATGTTCTGCTGCAACAATCGTCTTCTGCGCAGGAGATGTCAGAACAATGGGAGCAATCGCCCTTCTGATGATCCATAACTGCATGTCATACCTAGGATATGCCAACAGCGAGGAGATGCGGAAGGCAGCAGAAGACAATGACAAGATCAACCAGTCCAGCATTGAAGCATACAAGTCTGTGTGCAATCTGACGGAGGACGAGATCAAGGAGAAGATGAACGCTGAAACATGGCTGACCGCACAGGAATGTCTTGACTTTGGATTCGCGACAGAGATCGCAGACCAGGAAGAAGAGGACGAAGAAACGCAGCAGACAGCCTTCAGCATGATCAGACAGGCCGTACTGGGAGCACAGAACCAGAAAGGCGATGCAATCATGCAGAAACTTGACGATATCCAGGCAACACTGGACGGCATGAAGAAAGCAGGTGATCCACAGCATCTTGACGGCCAGAAACAGACTGGCGATCCGAAACCAGAAGAAAACTTTTTGAAAACATTATTCACAAATTTAATTTAAGGAGGACACAAAAGTAATGTTTAAGGCAAATTCAGCAGTACGCGACGCAGTAGTCGCTATGCAGTCCGCTATCGAAAGCGGAAACAAAGAGAACATCACAGCGGCGTTCGAGAAATTCGGAGAAAGTATCGCCAGCACTGTGCAGGCAGACTTCGAGAGCGCACACGGAGACAAAGAAGTGCTGCTTCAGAGAGGCTTCCGTGTGCTTACAGCGACGGAACAGAAATACTACGAGAAAGTCATCGAGGCGGGAAAACAGAAGACTGTGCAGGCCATGAACGGCCTTCTGACACCAGAGGTCATGCCGACAACAATCATCGAAGATGTGTACAAAGAATTGACAGAAGAGCATCCGCTGCTTGCGAGAATTAATTTTGTGTCAGTTCAGTACCTCACAAGATGGATCCTGAACGATCACACAGCAGATTCTGCGGTATGGGGAGACGTCAACGACGAGATCACAAAGCAGATTACATCTGCATTTAAGACTGTAGAGATCAAACAGTGCAAGCTGTCAGCGTTCGCAATAATCGAGAAGGATATGCTGGAACTTGGCCCGGTATTCCTGGACGCATATATTCGCGCATTCTTGAAAGAGGCACTTGCAAAGGCACTTGAAAAAGCAATCATTTCCGGAAACGGACATAAATGCCCGATCGGAATGGACAGAGATATTCACAAAGGCGTGAGCGTAAACAGTGAGACAGGCTATCCACAGAAGAAGGCTGTCGCATTAACCAGCTTCATGCCGGAAGAGTATGGAAAAGTCCTGGCGACACTTGCAAAGACAGAAAAAGGAAATAACCGTGTATTCGACCAGGTAACACTGATCTGCAACATGCAGGACTATCTGAGTAAGATCATGCCAGCGACCACAGTCCTTTCAGCAATCGGAAGCTACACAACAAGCGTGTTCCCGTTCCCGACAGAAGTGATCAGATCTTCAGAGATGGAGACAGGAAAGGCCCTTCTGGTACTTCCGGAAGAGTATTTTATGGGACTTGGAACCAGCAAGGACGGCACACTGGAATACAGTGACGAGTTCAAGTTCCTGGCTGATCAGAGAGTGTTCAAGATCAAACTTCACGGAATGGGTAAAGCATACGACAACACCGTAGCGATCCTTCTGGACATCAGCAAGCTGAAGGCAGCATACATCCAGGTGGAAGGAACACCGGACGCAACAGCCTGAGAAAGAGGTGAGAAAGAGTGCTGAACAGGGATAAAATGCCAGCCGACTATCTGAAACAGGTGAAGCGGCATCTGAATATCACGTGGTCAGACTCTGACACCGATGACAAGATCATCGACATGATGATGGATGCAGAAGCGGAGCTGAATCATATCCTGGGGGCGGAAGGTAATTACTTCGCCCCTGGTATGCAGAGAAGACTGTATCTGAACTATATGCTGTACGCATGGAATGACTGCCTGAATGAGTTCGAGGACGCATACAGAAAGGAGATTCTGCGGATCCGGCACTACAACAGGGTGAAAGGAGCAGCACATGAAGAGTAGGTTCAGCAGGTACAACGACGGAATGCTGTATGTGTGCGAGCAGCGGCAGCAGGACACAGACTTTTCAGCAGTGAAGAATGTCAGGAACATGAAAGACCTGAACAAGATCCTGAAGCTGGCATACGAAGAGAAGTCAAAGAGGGACGAAGACATCCAGTTCGCAGAAAGCATCGGACGCAGCCTGTCAATGAAAGTGAAGACCAGATCGAACGAAAAAGTGGACAGCACAAAGAAGATCACGATCGGAGACAAGCTGTACAGCATCATCAATATAGACCACGACAGGACAGCGAAAGAAATGTACCTGTATCTGGAGGAAGAGAGGACGATCAAATGAGCAGCATATTGACGGCCACAAAGAACACGCTTGAAGAGTTGGCGAGAAGCACAGAGGTTCCGATGGCGGGAGCCTACTACGGAGCATGTAGAGAAAAGAACCTGAAAGAGTGGAACTACTTTGTATTCAACCGGAAAAAGACAGATAAAGCGTCGAACCGTGTGGACTACCAGACATTCTACCAGGTACACGTAGTACATGAAGACTACATCCCAGAAGGGTACATACAGAAAGTGATCGAAACGCTGGAAGCACAGAAAGGCGCGAAGCTGAAAGCGACAGCGGATCCGATCGAATACAACTACACGTTTAAGAACAACACGGACATGGTTGTGGAAATTGCCACGATCACGTTATTCCATCCGGAAAAGAGGTGCTGACATGGCAACGTTTGAACTGGATGCACAGGAGCTGGACGAGCTTCAGCAGAAGATGGAGGAGTACGGAGAAGGTGCTGCGCGACAGATCAACGATGTACTGCATGGAGAAGGCGCAAAGGAAATCAATGACCAGATCATGCGGATCCTTCCAGCGTCAGGAAGACACTGGAAAGGGAAGAAAGCACCAGCAAGTGCAGCACAGCCATTCACGCAGGAAGACGGTATGCTGTCAGTTACAATCAAGACTGTGAACGCATACAACTATCTGTATTTTCCGGACGATGGAAGCAACACAAAGAAACATGCTGGCAATCAACAGTTTATGGCGTCAGGTGCAGAGAATGCGAGCGATCGCATTATGGAGCTGTGCATCGGACACCTGACAGAAGAATTTTAAGGAGGAGCAGAACATGACAAAAGGTGTTTTTTCAGAGTTTGAAGTGAAAGAACAGTGGATCAAAGTAAAAGGCGAAGAGAGCTATTCGACAATGAGCTGCGTCGGATCCAGCGAGGAAGAACTGGAAGTCAAAGTCATCACGAAAAAATGCCGCGGAGTGAAAGCAAAAGAGAAGGTAAAAGGAACCGGAAGCGGAACCCTTACAGAATCCCTTCACGTTCCGCGAGTTATCTACAACAAGATGTACGACATGAACAGAGCAAACCTGAAGAAAGGTGTATACGCATACGGACAGAGCAGCAGCCATCCAGAGTTCTCTATTACACAGAGAGTCCTGGACGAAGACGACGAAGAGAAGTTCAAAGCATACCCACGTTGCATTCTGGAAAGCGGCCCGAAGAGAGCTGTCGAGAACGGACAGGAAGAAGTTCCAGAGCTGGAACTTACGATCACACTTCTTCCGGATGATAACGGAGAGTGTATGTACGAAGCACTGAAGAGCGAGCTGGACGAAGAAACAGCAGGAAAGTGGCTGGAACACTTCGAGACATCATTGGTACAGAGCACAGTGGTTCCTGTATCAGAAAACGGACAGTAGAAGAAGGGAGAACAGAGACATGACAAAATTTTACCAAATCAGCACACAGGACGGAAACAAGATCGACCTGACTCTGAACCTGGGAGCACTTGCAGAACTGTCAAAGAGTAGAAAAGATCTGTCAGATCGCTATTTTGAACTGTACAAAAAAATGCAGGGAAAGAATGCAGGGCTTAATGAGGTTGAAATGGGAGAAGTGCTGTACATCGCATACGCATGTGCACATGTCGGAGAAGATATACCTGATCTGATCACGTTCCTTCATAACCTGACAGACAACAGAGAAGAGTTCGGAAGGGTATTTCAGCAGCTGTTCGGAATACAGGAAAAAAAACAGAATTTGCAGCAGCCTTCGAGAAAGCAGCGAAGAAGATAGGGGCCGGAAGAGGCATCAAACTTCCAAAATTCGAACTATACGAAATCGAAGACTACTACACATTCTACGTCATCATCATGGAGATCCCGGAGAACACGTTCTGGGAAAATGATCTGCGGTTCCTGGATGCAGTATTGAGGAACAAGGCAGCATATGACAGATGGCTACGGTACGCGATAGAGAAGGAGGGAGAACGGCGTGGCAGGTAGCAAAAACGAAGCAAAGATACAGTTCACGGCAGAAACTTCCGACTTTACTGCCGCGATCAAAGACGCAAACAGCGAAATGAGTTCCTTGCGTGCGGAGATGAAGCTGAACGAGGCACAGTTCCAGAACACGGGGGACAGCACAGAATATCTACAGAATAAGAGCGAGCTGCTACAGCAGCAGCTGGAAGCAAACAGAGACAAACAGGAAGCACTGACCGAAAAGCTGGAAGTCGCCCGTGATATTTACGGCGACGACAGCGCGGAAGTGCAGAAACTGGAGAATCAGCTGACATATGCACAGGTGGAAGAACAGAACCTGATGCACCAGGTCAGCGACACAAACGACGCCATGAACGACCAGGGAGATGCAGCAGACACAGCTGGAGAAAAGGTTGACAGCATGGCAGAGATCCTGGTCAATGCAGGAATTGCCAGTGCAATCAGTGA